GATAAGTCATTGTCCGAGTCCGCCTCTTACCACGCTTTTGCAGCTTGGTGTTGCCGCATGTGGGACATGCATGCGAAGTTGCGTCGATCACGTTTCTATTGGGATGGTTGGTAGCCCACGGACGTAAACGTTCGTAAACATCTACTAAAAGATCTACGTCTTGTTTAGCGTATTTCTTCATGGTTGCCCATGCTTTAGCATCACCCTTCATACAACCTGCCCATGTTTGGAATCCTCCTGTAACTTCTTTACCCCCAAGTCCAAGGTGTTCTCCGAGGTGTCCAAGTCTATTGCTATTAAATTTGAAATGTCGTCGTGCCATTTTTAGTGTGTCAACAGTTTGGTAATGACTCGGGGGACCTAGATCATGGTAGGCAAATCGTGCGTTAGCTTTCTTTATATCGAATGCATCAGAGTTGTGGCCAATAACAATGTCAGCTTCGTCTAATAGTTCCCAAAGTTTCTGAACGACATTCAAATCGTTTTCTAAATCTTTAGAGTAAAGATCGAAGTCATTAAGTGAAACTACGTGTGTTTTCTTTTCGCCTTCCCATTTGTAAGAGAAGCAAAGTATGTACCACTCTTGTACGTGGTCGATAACATCTTGTTGCCATTGGCCCCACACGTAAGACATATTAGGTGCAGTCTCAATGTCGAAGAAAAGAATCTTAGCCATACACCCTTATCAAACTGGAACAGTAAGTAGCCTTGCTAATAGAGTACCTTCCCACCATGTTCCATCGTCGGATAGGCGCTGAGGTTGCATTTCTAATCTTTCAATGGTAACAGTATCTGTCCGTGTTCCTTCTTTATAACTAACAGCAGTACCGTTTTCCATTAGTGTCCGAAGATTAGAAAAGGTGTTGCCTGCTACTAAAGAAATTGGAGCACCTGAGTTGCGAGAAGTAAGAAGATCTCGTCGAAGAATTATTGGAATAATTATTTCATCGATGCGTCGAGGTACTGCGACTGCGGTTAGCTGCCAGTCATGAAGGATTGGAGCTATTGTAGCGTCACTTGTTCCCCGTAACAGTGTGACTGTAAGGTCAAACGAGATAGCTGTATCTGTGCTTGTACCAAAATCAAATGTTTGTGGTATTTGGGTCGCCATATCTAAAAGAGTTGAACTAACGTCAGCATTGTTTGTGGCAGTTAAACGAATCTCACCGGCAGCTTCAGATGTGGGGACACCAAATCTGTATTCGTAACCAGTTTGGTCATAACCAATTCCTGCCTGTCTGTAGTCGATTGATGACCGTTCGAATTGGGAACGATCAAGATCGATAACACCTGAACGTAAAAGTTTAGGAGCTACCGTTGACCAAGTTATTTCACCTGCGTTCATGGTCCCACTTGCAACTCTTGTATTGTCTTTTGATTCGTTCTGCAACACAGCATTAGCAGACGCTTTCTTTACACCAAAAAACATTTTAGGGTTACCAGCATTATTGATACGGGTCATGCTGCCAACCAAATCTGTAGCGGTAGCAGACACAGAAGATACAAGATCTGAAGCATAAGCAGGAACAAGAGTGTCGGTAAACCGGGTAAGGTCAGCACGAAAAAGATTTCCGTAAGCACCACCCCACCAAACGAAACGACCGTCAGCTTCAAGTGAGTATGCTTCTCCACCTGTGTCTATAACTGAACCAATCGTTATACCACCAGATTCAACATCGATAAGAGCGGTACGAAATCCTTGTGATGTTGCTAAACAAAGAACAGGTCCGTAAGAAAGAATTGCGTTAATGGATTCGTTACGAGGTAAAGAACCTGCCACTATTGGAGTAACTAGTGTGCCGTCAGTTGAGTTGACACTAATAAAATATACGGTTCCTGTGTTGTCTGTGTTTGCTGCAGCATAGATACCGTTAGGACATGCGTCCACATCTACCCACGTACTCGAAGTTAACGGTAAAGAATAATCTAAAGATGATGAGGCTTTCGCCCCAGTGGCATCCAATTCATAAATAGCGTTATCTTCTGCAGCGATTAAACGTCCTGCGGCAACTTTAATAATGTTTGGATCAAGCGAACCGAAAGCTGAAGTTGAACTACTACCGATCACAGATTTTTCTGCAACGATAACACCGTCGAAACCAAGATAGATGTTTGTACCGTCACTTGTAATGCTGGTCGGGGTACCTCCAACAGTGATGCTGGTCCAAGAAGGAGTTCCCGCTAAGGGATCAGAGGTAAAAGAAAGTGTTGTACCGTTAGCAACATACAAATATTCTGTGCCAGTAGAATCCTGAACTACTCGGTGAACAAGTAATTCACCTGTAGTAAATGATGTTGCCGGTAATGCGCCGGGGGTTTCAGTGATAGGGAGCAAGGTGATTTGTCCCCGAGTCCAAATGTCAACACCAACAGATTCATAGAACCGTCGCCGGTCTGAATCTTCATTATCTAAATACAGTTGGCCAGCCCCATAAGACCAATCAGTTTGGGAACGTACCCATGCACCTGTTGTATCTAAAGTATTTTCGCCGGGTTCCCTGCTGTTGTCTCGTTGTTGACGTGAAACAGGAACAGTTGTTCGTCGATAGTCAGCAGTATCTATAAGATAAGAAACGCCGTTTAATTCAATCGGCAACGACTCGGCGTTGAAACTCATCTCGGTGCATAGCCCCATTGGTGGCTACGAACAGCCGAATGACGAGGCCATTGTTGTGGGTATTGTGCAGCTAACCGTGCAGATTCAGATTCCAGTCTTTCCCGACGTCGCCCCATAAGGTCCCTGAAGGACGCTGAGATAGCTCCGGGGGGTACCTCTTCGGCCATGCGTGACGTGCCCTGTGCGTCGAGGAACTCACGTCTGATGGGACGTGTAGTCATCAACGCCATAGCTGCACCAAGCGTTGGCAGATCATAGGCGGTAGTTGGTAGTCCTGTGAGGGAACGATCCTTTGTAAGATCTGTGGTATCTATTGATGTGAGAGGTGACTTGTATAGAACTCTTACTGTTCTGCCGGGTACTGCACCATCATAAAGAATCAAAGCATTACCACTAGCGAACGAATCAGTAGCTCGATCTCGTTTCAGTCGCCACGAAATTATTTCAGGTTCATTGGCTAAAGCGCCAACTGCTGCATGTGTTACTTCATAAATAGAATCAACAGGATAATAGCCACCATCACCGTCACTTGTATCCAAGTTGTAGCCAGCTACCCCACCGTTGTAGGTAAAGGTAGTGGTGCGTATCTGGAACATGCCATGAGCCGGTGACGAAATGTCTGCTAGATCGTCGTTGATTGCAGAAACAATACGATGCGTGGGGAACTTGGGTGACACACGAACAATGTCGTTAGCAGTGTGAGCCGCTGCTGTTGATCCGCCGTAGCCACGCAGCACGTCAATAGTTGTGGAAGTAACTTGAAGGACGTACATCAACTCAGTGTTTATTTCTATAACAACACCCTTGACAATAGAAGATGCGTAGCCTTGAACAAATATTTGTGAATCCCCTACCAAAACGTTTCCAGTAATAATGTCTAAGTCTTCGACATAACCTGAAAGAAGCATGTCACGAACTTCGTCAACCCATATTTGTGTGCTCATTCGAGGATCTCCTGTAATTGAGATTCAGCTTTCTTCCGATTCTCTTCTTTAATAATGTGGCCTGCTTCAAGTTCCCATTTATTTCCGGCTCGAATTTCGAGATCGGCAGCCCCGTCAATACCCTTGGGTTTAAGACCCTCAGATCTAAGTCGTTTATAGGCCGCCATATCCCTTTCTTTGTTTCGTTCTTTAGCTCTAGTCCCACTCCAATCGATCTCTTTTCCATCATGCACTCCACGAGTAGGTGTGGCTGACGCAGCAATATGGACAGAACCGAAATGTTTACGCACAACACCCCCACATCCATTGCAGTCGTCTTGATAAGTCTCTTCAAAAGAATGGTAAACATCTAAAGAAAGACCGCAGTCAAGGCAACGATAAACATATGTCGGCATTAAGTAACTCCTGATCCTACATCAATGGGAAAACCACTAGCGTTTAGTAATGCTATCTCAGTTGCAGTCAAGTCTGATGGTGGGAAGTGACCGCCAAGAAGCCAACGTGTAACCGTTGTGGTATCTACAGGAAGATAATCCTGTACTGATGTGTTATTAATAATAAATAAGTTCCGTGCCCTATCCCGTGCAGAATAATGTCGAGCCAATGCGTACGCTGCCGGAGTTGGTTTGTTGCGTAATCCGACAGGTGGTACAAGAGCTTCTGCCCCCGGATAGAACCTGTACATTTGGCGAGCATCGTTGCATGTGCCGTCAACAGTTATTGTTGCAGGAACAGCATTCGACATAAGGACCGGAGTATGTACTTGACTAGTACAAGCAATCGTGGCTGGCTCAATAATGTTGACACCAATAATGGGGTCAACTCCAGCAGTAGCCGTAATGGTTGCTGGATAGAGAATAAGACCAGTTGTGATTGAAACAGAAGGAACTGCAGCGAAAGCCCGAACATCTACTAGATCAATGTCAACATAGTTGACTGTTAAAGTCGCAGCGGGTAGAGCCGCAACAGCAGCAATAGTCGCTGGGGTAACCGTGATCGGTATACCACCAGTAGCAGTGATAGATGTAGTAACAGCGACAGCCGCCGGTGTAACTTCAACTAAATAAACGTTGCCAGATATAAGCGCTTGGCGATAGTCGTAACTGTTTCTGTAAGCCTGCCCAGATTGACGATACTCAAACTGAAAATTAGTAGGGATGGTTGCTGTGGCCGCAATCGTCGCCGGGGAAATAGTCGTAGGAGTGCCGTAAGCGACACTCGAATCCCTATATGTAACCCCCGACTGACGATATTGCGTCACAGAACAATCTCATTTCTTAACTAGTAACTGATGCCGTTTCAGGATCGCCCACTTTTCTCGCAGCAACAGCCTTACCAATAGCTACAAGGGCCGCAACTCCTGCGACCTGTAATGAATCCATCCAATCTGGACCGGGAACTGCCATAGCTGCAACCCACGCCTGAGCGAAGGTAGCGACGGCACGTTCTAAACTATCTTTAATAAAACGCTGGTTGAACAACTTCTTGTCTCCGTATCTGCATAGCCGCCCAAGTCTTTGGACCAACGATGCCATCTGCAACAAGCCCTTTGGCTCGCTGCCATTGTTTTACTTTGGCGAGTGTACCACGCCCGTATATTCCGTCGGCTAAAGCTCCTACTACTCGTTGAACATGAACAACTGCTTGACTGCGTGAGCCTTTGCGTAACGTTCCGGGGAACGGAACAAGGCCGTCCTCTGGTTCTTTAGGTAAAGTCATTACAGGAATGCTTGTGACCATGTGTCGTTGGATCATTCCTCGAAGTTCATTCATTGAGAATGAGGGATCTACTTTGCGTGAGGTCCATTCCTTGTGGCCTATCACAGCACAGGCAGGATTCCAGTTGTGTCCGTCACACAGAAAGGCGCACAACTCTACGAGTGCGTCCATCTGTGCCTCGGGTACATCTTCTCCCAACCCGTCATTAATAATTGAAACACCTATTAAACGAGAGTTAGCGCTAATCTTACCCGGACTAGTAGCGTCACCAATAACAGGATTATTTTGCTGCATCCGTGTCAACACTGACTGTAAGCCACGGCCAGCATGATTAGCTTTTACATTCTCAGCAGTCAACTTGACAATAGTACCATCACGTTTTATGAGGTAGTTGTATAAAGGTCCGGGCACCTTGTTGACACCTCGCACACACATGGCGACTACGTTGTCGGGGTCTGCGTTGCGGTTGGAGGCGGTGTGGTGGACGACTATGCCGAAGGGTTTAAGTGGCCGTCCAGTGTTCACTTTGCCGGGGGCATCGACAATGTTCATTCCACGATAAGGGGAGGGAGAGTGCTGATATAGCCATCGGCCATAACGGCAGCATCAGCATAGAACTGTTGGCAAAACGTGAGCGCCTCGGCTTCAGTGATCTCACTCAGATCGTAGTCGGCGAGGTCGTCGAGGTCGGCTGATTCGGTGAGATAACCAATGCGGTAGCCGTCGTTATCCACATAAGCTCCGGCTTCGGCTGTGCCGCCCCTTCCAGTTATAGCCTGTTCGGGACCTTCTCCGTATGTCCCCTGTGTTAGTCGCCATTTGAGGTATCTCATCGCTCTAGCTCCAGTTTCGCTGCCTCTACCAACTGTGCCTCACGTGCCTCAATCAGTTCGTCAAGGATACCAATTTGTCGCATGGAGTCCAGTTGTGCCCATTGCACACCGCCCGACATGATTTGTAGATTCGTTTGCCGGGTGAGGCGTTTCTGCCAGTATTCCGGTTGTGCGTGTTCGATTTCGTCCCGAGTGTAATGCTCACAACTGTCAAAAATATCTTGCAAGATTGCCATTTCACGTTGCGCGCCCTTCATAACGATCTCTGTTTCTTTCATCCCGAGCCTTTTTTCTTCGGCTTCTAAAGCGTCTAGCTCATCGCCTGTTGCCAAAAGACGTTCTATCTCAACTTCAGCTTTTTTTAGTCCTATTTCCGCTAGGCGGAGTTTGTAGCCGGTGTCCTGTAATTCGAGCATCAACTGGTAATACCTCATCTCGGGGGTGTCGTGTTGCCCGATCACAAAATGGATCAGTTGGTAGCGTGATCTCGGTTGCTGAATTTCGGCTATCGCATCCTCGATACTCGTCATCCTTCGTTTGCCATTCCTGCTAGATACCCCGTACCAGACGCTAGACCGGTGCCTAAAGTCGTTCGTGAATCACCGGGGAAAGCGAACTTGTCTACTGTGTCCTCGTAGCCGCTGGCCCCGGCATAGTAGCCAGCAGTCCCCGAATTAGCAGCCGCTCCCGTGTAGGACCTCGCAGAGGACAGCCCGGAACTAAGGGCTGACCGGGAATCATCGGAAAAGGCGAACTTATCGACGACCGACTGGGTTGGGCCTCCAGATTGGTAGCCACCACCCATATAGCCAGCAGTCCCCGAATTAGCCATACCACTTACCCCGTCACGCCCCGGAGATATTCCAGAACTTAAAGTAGTGCGAGAATCGTCAGAAAACGCAAACTTGTTCATTGTCGTGTGATAGCTCGGCCAGTGAGAACCGCCGCCAATATAGCCAGCGGTCCCCGAATTAGCCATAGCCCCGACTCCGCTGCTGGTGCTCGCTAAACCAGTTGATAATGTTGACCAAGAATCGTCAGAAAACGCAATCTTGTAGACCGTCGTCACGTAAGTGGTCGTGTAGCCGCCCCCGAAATAGCCAGCGGTCCCCCAATTCGCCATACCAGCTAGCCCGTACGTTGCCGCCGGTAAGCCGCTGCCTAGCGTCGTGCGAGAATCGTCAGAAAACGCGAACTTATCAACGACGTCTGTTGCCCCACTTGATACATAACCCCCGGCGAAGTAGCCAGCGGTCCCCGAATTAGCCATACCCGCCAAAGTATTCCTAGCTGCCGATAGACCAGTACCCAGAGCCGTCCGGGTATCGTCAGGGTAAGCGAACTTTTCCACCTTGGTTTGCCGTGTTCCGCCGGAAATTTGACCGCCACCAAAATAAGCGGCACCCGGAGCGCCAGCGCCAGAAGCGGCGAAAATGCCGTGATCTATGGGGCGAATAGGCATTACTTCAAAGCACCAATAAGCGACCAAGTGTCAGTTGCCGTTTTAATCAGCGTCGCCGCAGCGTACTGACCGTCAATCTCCTTATTAGAATCCTTAGATTGAATAGTGACACCAGACCCCTGAGCCAGC